TAGATTACTAAGTCTCGGACCACGCCAGTAACAAAAGCGTCGGGGATTGATTCTTGCCGTACCCCGACGGATAAAACGTCCACGTTGTTTACGTTAGCAGCCCAAGCCACGGTTGAAGCGTTTCCGTCCGTATAAGTGACCGACTGCAACACACCATCGACTTTGATAGTGTTCCCTGACGCCGTGACCTCAATGTCAAAATCATGAGCTAACCCGTCTGCGAACGTCGCGGCAGTGGACCCCCTGATGATTTGCGTGCCTGCCTCCCGGATGTTGAAAAACAACCTGCTCAATACGAGCGCAACAGATACGTCAGAGTTGATGTCTGAGTTGTCCGTAAGGGAGACGAAGTTTTGATACGCCGAGCTGGCCGTCTGGAACGTCGCCGTAATTCGTCCTTTCGTTTTTGAGTCAAATGGGGTTCCGTCCATGAGCACGGTATTATTCGTGCCGTCAAACCACATCCCGTAAAGCGGCCCCGCCATAAACCCGACTGGCACAATCAGGCTCATTTCGTAATCGTCGCGTTATAGGTTGTACCTCCGTCCATCGTCACCAGCGTCACCAGCGACACCGAGGACAGGGTCGCGTTGATCGACCCGCCGCCGAGCAGCGTGATCCCTGCCCCGAGCGCCAGAGTCTTTGCCGCCGCCGCGTCCTGCGTGACCTGCAAAATCAGCGTCGCCGCCTTCCCGGCTGTGATCCCCGTCGGCGCGGACAAGGACGCATCGTGCCCGATTGTCAGCGCCGCCATATTTCCCGCCGTCCCCACGGCCCAAGTGATCGTCGCCCCGCTCGTCAACGCCCCCGGCGTCCCCTGCACCACGCCGCTGTGCAGTAGCCCGTTTATGGTCGGGGTCGTCAGAGTTTTGTTTGTCAGCGTCTGAGTCGCCACCGTCCCCACCAAGGTCGCGTCCGCGTCCGGCAGCGTGTAGGTGCGCTCCGTCGTCGGACCCGCGAACGTGCAATGAAAGCCAAATATCGGGAGCTTGGTGGATGCATCCGGCAGCACTACACCCCGCGCTCCCGACGCAGCGCTGCTGATGGTCGAACCATTCGGGAAGTCCGAATAAATCGTGACCGTCCCCCCATACGCCCCCGCTTCGGAAATCCCCACCGACAACCTCCCGATGTTAAAATTATGAACGAATCCTCCCGCGAAACCCTTCGTCACCGAACCCAGATCAAACGCGTTGTCAGTGGACGGCACCAAATGCCCCCCGACATCAGCCGTCCCCGCCGTCAGCAACTCCGCTTCCCACGCTGGCAAAATGTCTGCCTCTCCCACGTTCGCCCCGTCGCCTTTCAGGAACTTCGTGAACGCCGTGGTCGTTGACGCGCTGACCGTGTTCGGACCTGCCGCGCCTGTCGCGCCGATTGGGCTGGTCTCCACCTTGATCTTGTTGACCGTTGGCGTCACCTCGACTTTTACTTTAACGCTCATTGTGGATTCTGGATGATGTTGACAGAGTTTTTCATGTGGACGTAGGTTTCAACCGACCCATCCGCAAAGGTGCATGTCGCCGTGAAGTCGTGCGCCCCGTGGTCTAGCGTGAAGTCAGCAGCGGCTACCGCGTCAACGTCGAAGATCGCATCTCCCGCATCTATGACGGTGCAGGGAAGCGCCAAGGTGACGCCCCCATTCCGAGAAAATGATGCGGCCACGCTCGACAAAGAAGACGCGGGCGCGAGATCGTTTACGTAGATCTGGAATCGCACACTATCCAAATCCGAGTAGTTGACCTGATCGCCGTATTTGTATTCGCCTGGGGTCATTGGTCCTTCAGGTAGGTATTTTGCAGCACGATCTTGAGCGGGGCAGTCACCCGCTTAACGTCGTCTGTCCAAACAATTTGCATCTCGCAAGACAAGGTTGGCTCAGTGGGGTTCGCGGTAAAATATGCTTTCGCCGCCGCCGTGTCCAAATCGAGAACGAACGTGATGGCGCTTTCCCCGTCCTCGGTCGGGGCGGAATTGGAAGCCACGTAATCCCCCGCAAAGTCCAGATTAGACTTGATCCCCAAGAACCAAGTTGACCCTCCGTAATTCAGGACATCCTCGCCGTCCGCGAACGTAACTGAGATTGCATGAGTTGCCCCAACTGTCAGGACCGGAACCATCCAAGGAGGCTCCGAGCTTCCAGTCTGACGGACCCAAGCGGATTGCCCGATGTCGTAGAAAAGCATTGCTGTATTATTGTTAGGTTGGTGTGATAGTCAATTCGATTCGGGGAGGCTAAACGGACAGATGCCAAGTTGCGGTCGCGCATTTCAAGAATTTCCCGGCTCCGGCGTCCAAAGTAGAAGTTCCGCCGATCAGGACGGTTGAGGCGGTCAAATCTCCCACGGGAGGCCAATCGTCATTTGTGTCGTCAATCCCAACCGACAGCCTATCCCCGCTGATGACTGCGGTCAGCAACGCCTTGTAGAGCCCTCGACGATAGCAGATGACGTAGGCCGAGCCGGGGTCCCAGATGCCCCCGCTCCCCTCGTAAAACTGAATAAAGAAGTGGTCAAGGTTGTCGGTGTAAACGCTCCCCGAAGGAGGCTGCCGCGTCTTTTTGATCGACACAGTTGTTCCCGAGGATGATTGCTCCGAGAGCGTCCCAAAGCCCGCTCGGATGGTCCGAGACTCAATCGCCTTGGACATCTGATTCAGGTTTGTCGCCCCGACCTGGGTGGCTGGCCCCAGCGGGTCAAACTTTGGAGTGTCGAAGATAGACATTAGGCTGATTCGTAAAGGTCTTGATCCCAATCCCCCAATCCTGAGAGTTGATATTCTTCGGAGATGCTGACCACCCCTGCCGCTTTGCTCCAAGTTAGGCCCACGAAAAGATACGACTGCCCCGTTGGCGCGGCGGGGGCGGGACTCCCCGGCGATTTCCTTTTGCCTACATCATTTAGGAGTGACGCGGGAGGGATGCTCGCAGAGGCATAGGTTTTCCGATAAATGCTACCTGGCCGCATGTAGGATTCAATCCCTCGGCGCTTCTTTTCATAGAGCACCGTTGCCTTGTCTCCCAGCGAGCTCACGGGGTCTTCGTTATTTTGCAAGGCAAGCTCAATGGTATTGATCTCGGACACTGACACGGGAGGATTATCCCTCGGCAACGAAAAGAGCGGGTGTGATTCGATGGGCTCCTGCGAAGATGTCCGCGCGAAATCATGCTGGGCAAGCGCCTCGGGATTCGACGCCAAAACTCCCTTGTATATCGTGGTGATTCGGATGATGCCCCCCGGCTCCCGATCAAGGTCCGACTCAAACGCCTTGAGGTTCGGAAGGTAAGGGTGATTCGTCAGATACGCGGGAATCACCGCAAAGCTGCTTTCCTCCGCGCACTTGTAGGTGATCGATGCCGTGGCGCTCCCGTCTGGGTTCAGGTGGATCGGCTGCTCCGCCTGATAGATTGCGCCTGTGACGTTCCCGATTTTGATTGTGGCCATGATTATCTCCCCAAGACAGGTTTTGTTTTCGGATCTTTTTTGCCCTGCTGCTCAAGCGCCTCGCATGCTTTTGCCGTCTGCTCGCTCGCCCGCGCCGTCCTAAGCGCCGCACGCTCTGCAAGGCTCATCCCCACTTGTAGGTAGTTGCCGCCTCCTCCCACCTTGGCGAGCGAGTCCGCGATGACATGCGCCCCTCCTCCTCCCGATAGTTGATTCAGGATGTCGGGAGGCTTATTGATTTTGCCAGAATTATTGCCCATATCTTCGCCGGTGACTATCGCGGCCTTGATTGTGTCGGCCATCTTCTCCCATGACTCTCGCGCCTTCTTTTCGCTGGGAGACTCGCCATCCTCTGCCGCCTTTTTCATTGCCTCCATGCCAGCCTTGAGTGCGTCGCCAATATCGCCTGCCACCTTGCCAAAATCGATGCCTTCCATCACCCTCCCCGCTGATTCGAAAGCGTCACTGGCATTTTTGCCGTATACGTCGGCCTGCCGTCCTACCCTCTCGGACTTCCCTTGAAATCCAAATCCCATTGCGCCTAGAGCCATCGAAGTCGCTTTAAGTAGAGCCGAAGCGATCATGTCCCCGACTCCTCGGAACACCCTCTTAATAACAGCAATGACGTCATTACTGAAAAGGTTCGTTTGGAAGCTCTTGATGATGCTATTGAATGCCCCTGATAAGAACGCAATCGCCTGCTTCAATCCACTCTGCAAAACGCTAATCCCCGACCAGAATGCCCACTGAATCCCCGTCCCCATCACTTTCCACAAGTCTCCGTTTTTCAGCAGTCCAATCAAGATGTTAGCCCCCTGGGCGATTCCTGATCCGAAGGACGTTCCAATGCCCGATAGGTCTATGGTGTTGATGTATTCCAGAACGACTTGCAACGGCTTCACAAACTGCTCCGTCATCGTCAGGAAGAATGTCCTCGTCTTCGATCCGATGGATTCCACCGTGTTCCAGACTGTTTGCAGCGCCTTCGCGGATCGAGTCAACACCCCCGCTTGCTCTCCGCTGTCTGCTGCCGCGTTTTTCAACGCCTCCGCATAGTTGGCAACCCCACCAAAGATGGTCGAAATGTCCCGCCCGCTGTCCACGAAATCAGACATTGCTCCCCGCGCTTCCTCCGCCCCAAGTCCAGCATTCTGCAATGCCTTCTGGACGATCAACATCGTGCCCGGGTCGAATTTGCCCATCTTGTTAGACGCCACCTGCATCTCTTTCCCAAACTTGATCGCGTCAGCAATCCCGTCCGTGAAATACTTCGCCGTCTTGAATGTGACGAATGCCGCCGCCAATCCGACCAGCGCCTTTTTCGCGGTGCCGATTGCTTGGTCGAATCCAGTTAGATTCAACTCTAGGTATCCTGTGGCTTTTGCTGATGACATGGTTAAAAGAGTCCTGTTACTTTGCTGGCCAACTTGTCCAACTTCGACTTGAATGACTTGCCAGTGATCTTCTCCGCTCGGTTAGACACGCCCTTTTCATCGTCCACTTTGCCCGATTCCTTGGCCTTGTCCTCCATCCAAATCCTGATGCGAAAGCCTGCGCTCTCCACTTTGGTGATCTCCCACCCCCGCGCAAACGTCCCCCTTGCTCTCATGCGCCTTGCGAGTTCCTTCGCTGGGGTAACGCCTTTCTTGCGCTTGAGCCGACCCTTCAACCTTTCCGCTACCGCACTTAGCGTTTCGCGAGTCGGCGCAATCTTCCAAGACTCCGATTTCATGGCCTTAAGAAACATGTTCCCTTGATCGGTCGCCATCGTCTTGCCGTGCTTCTTCGCCGCGTCTTCCATGCGGTCAAACGCTCTCTCAAGTCCTGACGGGTCAAATCTCATCAATCTGGTTGTAGAGTTCGGTTTTGTCCTGCGGCGGCTCGGTGTTGACGTTTTGCATCCTCATGAACGCGTGGCAATAGGCGTTCCCCCTCGCTAGGGGGAGTTCCCAAAGTATGAATTGCTCGGTCCATCCTGTGTATCTTGAAATTAACGCAACGTATGCCGCCGCATCGGGCGGCTCTATTAGTTTCCCAACGGATCGGCCATCAGGCTCGGGTCGTCTGAATCAACGGGGGACGCTCGGTTCTTGTTGGAGTGAGCCATTACCTCACCAATCATCTTCCCAGCGCCCTCGTTGAAGTCGTCAAACTCCAACTCGATCTTGTTCATCCATTCTTCAAACTTCGCGTCAATGTAAGCGGGGTTGCGAATCCCTTTCGAGATGTCGCTTTGCTTGCAAACGAACAGGAAGATCGCCATTGCCATGTCGTAGGGAGTCCCGTCCCCAAGATTGACGAGCTTGGAAATCTGCCACTTCCGCGCATAGGAAAGCGGCTTGATCTCCACGCCCTTGAATTCCCATGTCGTGAACATGCCGTCGTCTAGTTCGTCTGTTTTCATAATAGTGATTTCATTTTGTCTTTGAGTCCTTGGCTTGCTCGGTGTCCGATGACGATGGTCTTGTCTCCCACCTCGATCACCCGCATGGCCTCGACGTTGTTGTGCATTTCGTGGACAATGGAGTCCCTGTTTTCAAGAACCCCCTTCATCCAATACAGCGGGTCTTCGATGTCCCGATTCAGAGTCTCCCAATCCTTCGCCGCCGAAAAGTCGGCAATCGTCTTCTCGGCAATCTCGGAATGAACGCCGTTCCCGACATCAAACCAAAACATGTATTTCTTGCAATCATTGCCCCTGGAGTCCTTCCTGATTTCGCAGGTGGTGGGATCTGAATCCCGCCTTGGAACTCCAAAGGCAATCAGGATTGCCGCCAGCTTTATTTCGGTAACGTAGATTGATTTCATATTGTTTGTTTTACGCGAACTTGTAGCGGGTCGCGTTTGCCGTGATCTTCTTGAACTCGGTGTTTCCTTTCGAGATGTCCACGTCGTCAGTGTAGATGCCGCCAGTGGTCACTCCGTTAGTAGAGTTGACGTTGGCGACTGTCAGCGCGACCCCAGGGGCGGCGGCGGCGATCCCAGTTGACCCGGCGATGACGCCAGAGATAGAAAGCGATTGCGTCGGGTTGTAGAAGCTCACCAGCGCAAAGTCGCCTTGCTCGTCACGAACTTGGTTCTTCTCGCGGGTGTCCTTCGATGTGGTGGTCTGCACAAGCAGTCCGATTTCTGCGGTGAGGCCCCATACTGCCCCAGTTGCTCCAATGGTGATTACGGCCATGATTTTTTGTAGTTAGTGGTTTGGTTTTGTTCGGTTTTCATAGCGGAATCGTGTTGTCTCCTGCCTCGTCCAGTTCCATGCAGTAAACCCAATAGGACATCGTGTATACGGTCGCCTTGTAGTCGTTGTCATGGGTCATCTCCCCCGTTGTCGGATGCCATCCGTGGCAATGAAAGTTCTTCATCGTGGATAGCCTTTCGGCGGTGTCGTCATACGCAAAACTGTTGATCGCCGTCAGGATCTTTTCCCGGATCTCGGGGCTTGTCGCCTTGGTGTAACTGCGGAATTCCAAGTTTCCAGCCACCTTGAAGATGCCGCACCCAGGATCGATGATCTCCTCCGAGGATGAGCAATCGATGACGATATACGGCATAGGGGACTTGGTCAGGTCGGCGTCGGTCAGATAGACATGGACCGTGTTCTTTTTGCCAACGGCCGCATCCACGCTCTTTTGTAGGAGCGTTTGAATCGACTTGGCGGCGGCTTGGAGGATCATGGTTAGGTTGCCCTCACGGTTGCGATTAGCTCATTCCCATCTGCCGAAGTGATGGACGAAAGAACTATCATGATTTTCCACTTTGGGGCGGGCTCACCCGATTCTGGCTTCTGACGAATCGAAAGGGGCGAGCCGATCTCAATGGATGACTTGTCGGAAATCTTGAAATGGACCCGCTGCGTCTCGATTGACTCGGGGCCTCCGAATCCCTCAATCTCGTCATTCATCATGTCATCGATCAAGACGGTGATGGTCTGCGCTCCGATTCGGCATTCGGCAGGCATGTCTCGGTCGAACAACTCGGACAGGTCCGCTTTCATGTAGGATTTCATGCTCATGCGGATTTAACGACTGGATGCGTAGAGTTTCGTAGGGTTACGGCTGCATTGATCTCCATGTAGGCCCTCGTCATGATCGCGTGGTTTGGAAGCTCCGTCCTCTCATGCCCGTCTCCTGCCAGAAACACGGGCCGCGTCACGTCTGGGATTAGGGAGAGAATCGAGTCATCCCATCCCTGCGGAGGCCAGCCGTCATCGGACGCCTGGACGATGATTCCCCCAACTGCCGCACCCGCCGCCACGTCCCAATTCGGAGACGATCCGAGCAGTTCCGTCTCGGTGTGCTTGATCCCACTCAGGACGTTCAGGCTGCGCTTGTCATGATTGTGGATCCCGAACACGTAATCGACGTTCTCGGGGCGGGATGCGCGGGACAGCCACATCTCGCGGACTGCTAGCGCCTGATCTGGGCGATCAAGCGTGGCGTGGATGATGGAAAATGTCGGGTGATCGGGGTGGTTGGATTCTTGCCAATGGTCATCGGCTGCGTCCTCCCTCCCATTCAGGCGGAGGCATTGGCGGAAAAGCTCATCTCCCTTCCAGCCATACCACTCGTTGTTCAAGCTCCAGTATGTCTTCCTCGGCTTGGGGATGGACATCATCACGTCGGCAAGGCTCAGCGCCTTGGCGTGGTCTCCGTCAATGATGGCGTAGTTGGTGAGCAGCGCCAGCGCCTCCCGTCGATCTGGCATGAGGGCGAATGCTGACGCCGCCAAATCCTTCGACTTGGTCCCTGGCGTCTGGGCGAGCTGCATCAGGATCTCGTAACGCTCCAGCGTGTCCATGCTGGGAATGACAAGCGCGGCCTCGGCAATCGGGCGGAACTCCCGCAGCTTCCCGTTCTGGAAAAGCTCTTGCGCGAGGTAGAACATATTCCTTGGCGTGTCCCGCAATTCCGATTGAAGAATGGCAAGGTTCCGCTCATGCCCCCCCGCCTTGGCGTCGAGTGGGGAGTGCTCAATGACCGCTCCCCGGATCATTCGGTAGGAGACTTCTCGCGGGAAAATCATCTGTTCATGGATGGCATGTTCCCATTGCGCCCCTAGATCGGCCTTGACCATCCGCTCCCGCCATACGACTTGTTTGTCCCCTCGGACATGGTAGGGCATGAGAAAAACTTCATGGCTCCCTGATTCTGCCGCCGCCCGAATCTCCTCGGCCCCGCCGTCAATGAGAACATCGTCGGCATCTGCCCAAATGATGTAATCCCCCTCTTCCGCTCCGTCTGCGGCCGCTGTTAGCGACAACTGCCGCGCCGTCCCGAAATTGTCCACATGGCAAAACTCGGTCTTGTTTTCGTAGGTCAGGAAATCGGCCACCTTGCCCAACTCCGAACACGTTCGGCGGATGATCTCGACGGTCTCGTCTGGTTCTTGGATCCCAATGGCTCGGACAAAAACGAACTCGTCCACGGCTGGCGCAAACGATCTGACGAATCGTTCAATGACCGCCTCCTCGTTCCCTGCAATTGCTGATAGAATGATTTTCATATGAAAGGTTCCCGCCCCCTGAAAGATGGGGGCGGGAATGGTTGCGCTATCGGTTAGGAGTAGCTGGTGGTGATGAGTTCGCACGCGGTTTCATCGATCACCTTTTCCGCCACATGCTGACGCACGCGGAGGATGTTGGACCGACGCTCATCGCTGCGATAGGTCTCGGGGGTGAACAGTCCTGTGGTGTCTTTGGTCCACTGGATAGTCCGCCCGACTCCGCCCGCCGTGTATTCGCCGCCGTTGATCTGGCAAACGGCAATGTATGTGTCGCCCCAGATGAACGCTCCCGAGTAGGATAGGTTTTTCGCGGCCGAGTTCTTCGGGGCGCGTCCAACATAGATGTTGGAAACCGTGAGCGCGTTCGCAATGTCCGCATCCGATGGAATGAGGTATTGCCCCGCGCTCTTCGGGACGACTCCAAACACTTGGTTTTGAAGCAACGTCGAACGAGAGATCCGCTCGTAAACGTTCGCGCTCATCACGATTGCGTTCGGAATCAGGCCGTTTTTCAGCATCCGCAGTTTAGCGGCGGCCACGTCGGCGGGGACGTTGATGGTAGCCAAGTTGGCTTCCGTGTAGTTTACGGCCGCAGATGTGGCGGTGAACGTGGATGAACTCATCAACTTTGCGGCGACTCGGACCTCGTAGGAGATGCGGAGGGAACGCTCAAGAAGAGCGGCCTCCGTGGCCTCAAGGTTCATGAACCGCTCCGTCTCGGCCTCGTAGGAATCATCGATGACTCCCTCCAGGCCGTATTCCTCGGCATCGTATGTGTCGGTATCGTATTTGCGGTTGATTCGGTTGTAACCGTCTCCTGCTGCGCGTGGCTTAGCGTCTCCGTTAAGCAGTTCCGCGTTAGCGAGCTTCGCCCGCATGTAGATGCCGCGCTTCACGTCCTCTCCCTTGACAGGAAAAATCTTGTCAGCGATGCAGAGTTGATTGAAGTCGGCGTTTGCCTGCATCGCGAGAGCGTAAATATCGCTTCGCGGCGTGGCTTGTGCATTGGTATAGGCCATTTTTTTAGTGTGTTATCGTTTGTCGGGTTGCTTAGTTGACCACGAATTCTTTCACCGCGCCGTCGTTGTCGCCTTGGCTTTCCATCGCGGTAACGTAGGTGTTTGTGACAACGCCCACGAATCCACCAGTGATGACCCCGTATGCGGTCCCTGCGGTGACTGCTGACCCGCTAATCTGGGCCATGTGCGTTCCTGGTGCGGACCAGAGTTTCACGCTCGCATAATTTGCATCTGCGGCGTCTTCCTGAAGGACACCGTTGCCCTTTGTGTTATTGGCTGCGGCTTTAATCGTTCCGTCGGACTGGATCGTCACGACGAGATACGCCGAGATTGCCCCAGATGCTAGGAATGACTTGAAGCCATTATCGTTTTGGCTGCTCATGATTTGATTTGTTTTTGTTGGTTTGAGTTAGGCGGTTTTAACAGTGCGCTGGGACTCGTATGCCTTCCACGCATCGCCAAACTTGGCTTTGTTGGAGAGAATGTGAGCCGTGGCTTTGACTTGGTCGCCGTCGTGATTGGCAAGTGCTTCATCCGCGACGAACTCAGCGAAGTGCTTCGTGGTCGGCTTGGATTGGCTGGCTGCCCCAGGCTTCCCGAGCTTGGTGATGCCGAGCTTTGCGGAGAAAGCCTTAATGGCCATCTCTGCCCCGCGCCTGGCGGCAAGCTCGATCTTCTTCTCCTCGTCCACCTCAACCTTCTCAGGCTCGGCGGGCTGGGATTCGGGGTCGGTAGCGACGACTTCAGGATCTTCTTCAAGTCCCTTGTCTTCTTCGTTGTCAGCATCGGCAGGCGTCTCAAGAGCCGTCAACCGCGTGCCGATTTCTTCAAGCCTCGCCATGCAGTCTTGCAAGGTGGGCTCTTCGGTGGTTTCTTCGTTTTCCATGTTGGTTTGGTTTGGTTTGGTTTCAGGTTCTTGCTCCTCCTCCTTTTCTGGGATTTGAAACAAAGATTTGTTGGCTGCGGGGTCGCTCACGATGGCCGCGCAAAACACTTCGGAGCATCGCGCCAAGCAGATTTTGCCGCTCGGCTTGTCCTTGCCGTTGAACTCCATGCTGATCCCGATGTGATTCGGGTTCTTGTCTGCGATCTCAAGCAGTCGGGGGCGGGAGGGTTCGGAGTCGTAGAGGTGTAGGTCAGCAAGAACCTTGTCGGATGTGAGGCAGAAGCTGTCAGCCCATCCGACCGTTGCCATGACCCCGCTTCCGTGGTCGGCCTTCACCTTGATTTTTCCGAGCTTTTTGCAGACGTTGAAAAGCTGCTCAAGGGTCACGTCGTCAATGACGACTTGCCTTCCTTTGTCGTCGAAATGTCCCGTGGCCTCGCCTTTTGTGATGAGCGACGCTGCGCGAATCACCCCCTCGGCGACCATGACAATCGAGCGTTCCATTGATGCGAAGTGGTGGGTGCTTGTCATGTTATTCATCTTTGAAAAGTTCGTTTAGGTCGAATCCTAGAACTGATTTGACGTGGTCTTTTTCTTCCTGAGTGGCATCCTCCGAATCGTGTAACTCGTCATCCTCCGTGTGTGGCTCCGCTTTTGCTTCTGGTTCTTTATCTCCCCATGAGATTTCAACTGGTAGGTTTACTAATTTCATGCTGCTTTTTTGTTAGATACTTTCAGCGCGTCGAAGACGGCGGGATTGATATACGATTCAAGTGCTTGTTGAGGTTTATTTCCGAGGACTCCCGAAACCTTGATTGCCACGTCCTTGATGAAGCTTTTCCTGTCAGCGTCCGAGTCAAACTCTCGCGCCGATGACCCGATGATGTCCGATGCCAGCTCGTTTGCGCGAATCGTGCGGAGGTCTTTAGCACTGTAGATTCCGCTCCCTAGCGAGTTGGTGTATTTTGAAACCTTGGCGTAATCCGTATTAAACAGCTTACCCCCGTCTCCTGATTGCTGCTTCCGATCCAGCAGATTCTTCGCAAGGTTCTGGTCAGAAATCTTGTGATCATGCCAAACCCCCTCCTTGCCCATGAACTGCAACCTCACCCCGTCGCCGTCTGGAATAACGTGCCTGCCCTCTAGCGTTGTTGCTCCGTAGGATTTAATCCAATATCCCGCGTCCCTAAATTCTTTGCCAGACTCGACACGGGATAGAATTTCCCTCCTTGCTGCTTCGTCCCTGATCGGAATCTGATCGTCTCCAACCTGAAGAACTACTTTCGGTAGATCCTTGGAGTTTTTCGAGGGGATGATGGTTACGTTCTCCGCTGTGATCGGCACTTCCCATAGTGCCTTGCTCCCCTTGGTGTCACTCTCACTTCCGGGCCGAGTCGCCTGCATTGACATGAGCCATGTCGCAGCCGCCTCTTCCTTGTTCTCTCCCTGATTGATGTCGTTATGTATCTTAGAGCGGATTGCTTGTGACTCAGCAACTCCATTATTCACTCTTGCCCATTTGGTCTCTTTCTGCCTTTCCGAGTAAGCAGGGTTATATACCCTCTTGGAGCTTCCTTTTTCGTCTCGGCTGATTGCCCAAACATCAGAATCCTTGTCTGTCGCGATTTGCATATCATGACGATACGCTGGGGGTATCATCGAAGGTTTTATATGAGCAGGCAGAGGTCTCCCATCGCTCATCGTTAGAGTTGCGTTCTCTCCTTCACCTGTAACTTTAGCTTGCTTCATATTTCCTACGGATGCTCTGGAGCTTCTGTAGTCTGCTCTGGATTTAGTATCGTCCTTGCTGCTAGATCCTCCTCCGCCTCCTCCGCCTGGACCGAACTTGCCGTCATCATCCCGAGAATGATCTTCTTCGTTGAAGATCGGGTTGGATTTGAATTCCTTCCGCTCCAGATTGTATTTCGCCTGAATGTTGGCAGGTAGCTTGCTCCATGAAAATTTGCCGCTGTCCACGATGTCGTAGGCGATGGCGTAGGCTTCCTGCTCTGGGTATCCTTGCCCTTTCAGCGCCTCGACAAAGGCGTGGATCTCGTCCCGATTCTTCGCATTCGCCTTATTCGGCGTCTTTGCTTTGTCGGTTGCTCCTTCATCTGTCTCCCGCTTCGTCAGAATCGCCCTGGCCCTGCGAAGCTCCCCATAGGCGTCTTCTAAATCGCTTTTAATGCGGTCAATTGCCACCCTCCCCGCTTGGATTTCCTTTGCATCGGCCCCGCTGGATTCCTTTGATCGCAAGTCCGCAATCAATGCCTCCTTCTCGGATGCAACGTCTTTGCCCGCCTTCTCTTTGTCGGCCACGCGCTGCCGCATCGATTCGGTTGATTCCTTGGCGAATTCGTGGCGGGAAAGCTCCTTTTTGGCAGCGTCAATGGTCGTGCTCTCGGTGGCGCTCTCCGTCTGGGATAGAGGCTTCGCTGGACCTGCCCCGAATACAGCCTGCTCGTCAAGGCCATGCCGCTTGGCCGTGTCGCGCTTGATGATCGCCCAACGCGCCATCGCATCCGCCACCGCCTCGGGGTCTTGCGCGTTGTCCACCCAATGCTTCATCGGGTCGAGAAGGCCGCTCTGGTAGAGATTGACGGCCGCTGACGCTTCCTTGCCGATGTCGGGTTGAGGATGCGGTCTGTATCCCCAACGCCCCTTCGTGATCTGTCCCAACACCTCGATGGGGAAAACCCCCTTGGCGATGGCGTCAATCAGGAACGTGTTCTTAATCCGATGGGCGTGCGGCGAAAGGACGCGCTGGCCGCGCTCAAATTCAGCCTTGGCCATCTCGGACTCTAGGCGACTGCTGACGCCGCCAAGGGTTGATGCGTCCAGCGCGAAAGAGTAGGGGAGCCCGTAGCTCATCGCCACAAACTTCAGGAGCAGGGTAATCAGCGCCTGCTCCTCGGAAGAAGGGGAATTGCTGGTTGGAAACTTGATGTCCGCACCCGCCGCAAGGTGGTTGATTTGCCCAAATGCGATGTCCTGCTGCAATGCTGACGATCCACCAGACTGGTCAACCGTCGTCCCGTAGGGGTCGAATGCCCCGCTTCCCACCGTGGCCCCGTTGGAGTTTGTAAATACTGTTAGAGCACTTGCCAACTTCGCCTTGCCCTTAACAGAGTCCACCATCTCGTAGATGTCCCGCAGATTCTGGACGGCGGTCGAGAGGACAGAAACACCCCGATACATGTCGATCCGCATCGGGTCAACCAAATGCACGAACTGGTCAGCCGGGATGTCCACGGGATTGTCGTAAACGCTCGTCGTCATGCTCCGATGGAACACGCGGAAGGCGTCAATCCCTCCATAGGCCCCGATGATACATCCAGAAACATAGTCGTTGGAAACTACGTTCTGATAGATCCCGCCGATACGATCCGGCTCAACCGCCTGAATCTTTAGGTCGAGCTGCAACGCCTCCTCCTCGCTCATCCCCTCTTCCAACTCGGGGCGGAGAAACGCCCATCCGTAATCTCCTCCCCGATTGCACCCCATCACCCCGAACTCCATCATTTTGAAGAAATCGAAGCGGCCGGTGACATCGCAATTCGGAAAAACCTCATCGTTCAGATACGCCTCAACTTCCTTGTCTAGCCCGCTGTCACCCGTTGCCGCATGGTAGCTGATCGGGGAGGTATAGAGCGCATATTTCCGGTTGAGGTGCTTTGCTGGGGCAAAGTTCCGCTCTAGGTCTTCGGCCTCCCGCATGAGCTGCAATCGGTCCCGCTGGACATCGAAGCTGTTCGGGGAGATGTTTTGGGGGGCGGAGGATCGCTTTGTGGATTGCCGCGCCCCGTCGTAACTGAGCAGGTGGAGAGCTTGCCGCGCCGCCATCCGACGCATCCCTGCTGCGGGGGCGATGGCCGAGACGGCGCGGTCTAGGAGGTTTGGGCGGAACTCTTTCATCCGCGCCTCCCCCTACCCATGCCGGGATTGAAGTTGGCCCTGACCACCTGGGCGAAGGTCCCAGAAAGCAGTCCAAGGGCGTAATTTGCCTCTTGGAGCATGTTGGCCGCAGACTCCAAGGAGGGGAAAGAGAAGCTTCTCCCCGCGATGGTGTATGACACCCCTCGGACTGTCTGGGCGATGATGCAACCCTTGCAGGCGTCTCTAATCGCCTCTAAATCAGCTGCATCCAGCCCAACCAAGGTCTGCTTGACTGCCATTGTTGACTACCCTTATCAACTTACTAAGGATTAGCAACCGCAAAATTGTTGCATTTGCGAATTATTTGGGGTAGTGGATTGTCTCGAAATGTCCTCCTCCGCCTTCCGAACGTCAGGGGCCAACCCCATCACCACCCAGCCCGCAGCCGCCACCCTAATCGTTGTTCGGCAGGATTTGGCCACCGAAGTGACCTCGCTCAAGGTTTACGGGACCATCAGCGACGCTCCTGGGGTTGAGACGATTTCCGCCAATTTGACAGGATACGGGCTGGCCGAGAAGATTTCCACCAGCGAATTTACCGCCATCACCCGTGGCGCGGCCAGCGGAACGCCCAGCGGGAACATCCGATGCTATTCGGAGGGGACCGCCGCCATTGGTGACGTTGCGGCGATTTCCAATCCCTCAGACGGAGACACGCTGGTAGTGGGCATCGATGACGCAAACTTTAAGCGGACCTACCGATTCAAAACCACGATGGCCGCCGCCTACGATGTCCAAATCGGGGCCTCGGCCACCGACACCATGCTGGCACTCAAGCGGGCCATCAATGCCGACGGGACTCCAGGGACAGACTATTTCGCCATAACTCTCGCGCATCCGATCTATTCCGCCACCGTGGACACCACCGTCGTCACCCTAACCGACCGCGTCCCGTGCCTGCGCCAACTCGCGGCCGTCATGACCGAGTCGGCTGCCAACTTCGCAAAGCGGATTGCGATGGGCGGGGTGGACGGGACGTTGCTCTTTTCGCTTTCCCCCACCGTGGCCACGACGGAAAACTCGATCACGTTTGCCAGCGAGGATCACCTAACCGACACGCTCCCAGGAAAGCTTCTGGCAACGTCGGTAACGGTCGCAGTCGGCGGGAGGATCGCCGCCTACCGCATCTACAACGAGCTGGCGATCAAGGTCAAGTTCCAGACCGCGACGGATCAAGTCAACTGGCTCGACACGGAGGAGGGGGAGTTGACGCTAGGGGCGGGGACAACCACGTTCGCGCTGTTCACCCTGCCGACCGAGTTCCTGCGCTTCATCGTCACCGAGAACACGAACTCGGCGGATTCGGTGGTTGACGCAAGGGTGATTTATTAACGGCTCGGGGGGGCGTGTCGTGTCGGGTCGGGTTGTGAAGTGAAGTGAAGTGGGGTGCAGTGCAGTGACGTGGCGGAAAAGCGGTTGTCGTGTCGGGTTGTGTTGTGGGGTGACGTGCGGTGCAGTGCGGTGAGGTGCCGGAAAAGCGGTTGTCGTGTCGGGTTGTGTTGTGGGGTGAAGTGGTGTGAAGTGCAGTGGGGTGTCGGAAAAGCGGTTGTCGTGTCGGGTCGGGTAGTGAGGTGATGTGAAGTGCTGTGGCGTGGCGGAAAAGCGGTTGTCGTGTCGGGTCGGGTAGTGAGGTGATGTGAAGTGCTGTGATGTGTTGTGACGGAAAAGCGGTTGTCGTGTCGGGTCGGGTCGTGGCGTGAGGTGTAGTGCAGTGTGGTGGAGTGCCGTGATGTGTCGGAAAAGCGGTTGTCGTGTCGGGTTGTGATGTGGGGTGATGTGCTGTGCCGTGCGGTGCCGGAAAAGCGGTTGTCGTGTCGGGTCGGGTTGTGGTGTGGTGTTGTGTGGTGTGCTGTGATGTGTTGTGACGGAAAAGCGGTTGTCGTGTCGGGTCGTGTCGGGTTGTGAAGTGAAGTGAAGTGGGGTGCAGTGCAGTGGCGGAAAAGCTACTTGGCGAAAAGCGAGAGAACTTCGATGCCGGGGAGTGGAGCCGATGCCGCCTTTTCGGCAATCAACCGCGTGGCTTTCTTCCCGGTGGCCAGCGCAATCGCTCCCGCGAATGACACCTCAAGATTGTGCCTCACCTGCTGCTCTTGCGGCAGTTCCGAGACCTTGATCGAAGCCAACACGGCTCCCGCCCGACGCGCCGTCTTGTGGATGTGCTTTCGCTTGCCTTCGACGGTATCGAGCTTTTCGGCGGCGTCGAGGCGCTTGTATCCGACTCCCTTGACTGGTCCGAACGTCCAGCCGAACTCCCGGAAGACCTGCCGGGCGGCGGTGTAGAAACTTCCCCGGAGTTCGTTCAGGGGACGCTTGGTGATTTCCTCAAGATCGGAATAGGAGACGATTTCGCCTACCTCCATTGACTCGATCCGCTTGCGGATGAGTTGGGCGTCGAGGCCGATTGTTGCGATTGGCTTGGTATCTGTGTTCATATTTTTTTTGGTAGAAGGGTTGTCGTGTCGGGTCGGGTTGTGGCGTGGCGTGGCGTGGCGTGTTGTGGGGTGAAGTGGCGTGGCGTGGCGGAAAAGCGGTTGTCGTGTCGTGTTGTGTTGTGGGGTGACGTGCAGTGCAGTGCGGTGTGGTGCCGGAAAAGCGGTTGTCGTGTCGTGTTGTGTTGTGGGGTGCCGTGCTGTGCAGTGTTGTGGTGGAAAATCAGCTATCCCACTCGATGTCCTCAACCGCGAAGATCCCGGAGCCATTCCCGTTCTGCGGACGGAACGCCCCAACCCCCATGAACTGTCCAGCGGCCACGAGAACCTGCTCCAAGATGTCTTTTGTCACCGTGTCGTCCAGGACATGCACGATCAGCGTCCCCTCCCATGAGGTGAGTTCCGGGAAAAACCGCAGAACCCGCTTGCCAGAACCCGCAACCCCATCCGAGTTGCAGTTGATCGGACGCTTGAGGATGTCGCTCTCCTTGTTCCCGGTCTCCACGTTGGAAAACACCATCACCCCAGACTTGAAATGCTTGGTGTAGGTCGATTTCCCCTTTCCGGGAATCTGGATGTTGAGGAACTTCGCCGCGTCTTGCATCGCCTTTTTGAACGCCACGCCGGGGATGAAAACATTCCCGTCATTGTCGATGTGCGCCTTGTTTTTCCAAACGCGCTCCTCATAATCCTGAGCGGTCTCCCGGTCGAGCTTGTCCGTCGCGTGCATCCGGCTTTGCAGGAGTGGCGCGTGTGATGTCAGGTTACATGTTGCAATTTTCATATTTTTTATTTAGTGTTGTTTTTCTTCTTTGCCTTCGCCGCCTGCATCATTGCTTGCTGCTCCGGCGTGATCTTCCGCCTGCTCTTCCTCCCCCCCTTCGCTGCCAAATGCTTGGCAATCGTCGAATCGGGCAGGGACTTATTGCAGTGCGGACAAATCATCTGTCCCGTTGATACCCTAACCGCCTACGCCAGTCAACCCTTTTTTTCCTCCTCATCCTCTTTCTCGTCCTCCGCACCCCACAGCAACGCCCTCAGATTCGGGTCCATGATCGCTGACACCAGACACATCTGGTCGCAGTCCCCAAGGTGGTTGTCCCCCTTGGATTTATACGCCCGCACCTTCCGCCCCGTCTTCTTCTCGATGGTGATCGTCTTGTATTCCGCTTGCGTCTGCTTTCGGTAATCCTCCGAGACGTCCTGCGGAACCGTCCATCGGTAAGTACTCATCCCCAGCCGGAGCCGATGATACATGTCCTTGATAGGATTCTGACACCAAAAAAAGTAACGAGCCTGCCGCCGAATCCCTTCTTTCCCGATCCCCACATGCCCGATGTTCGACGGAGAGAACGGATAGTTCCGCGTGAGCCTATCGGGCTTCCCGTTCACCGTCACCGGCTCATGATGCGGGAACGAACGCTTGTTCGTCATGTCGCCCCAAAGGCCCATCCACCCGTAGCGAACGCACACAGCCTGCACCGCCGCCGTGTCAAACGCGATGTCCACCAGCGTCCGACCCGTCTCAACCCCCAACTCAATCCGCTTCTCCTCCATCTCCTCCCACGACGTGATCTTGCCCTCATCGATCAGGCGGCACTCGTCCGCGCCGAACGCGCGACACACATACCAACGATGCGCTCCCTCTCCCCGAGACGCCTTCCCCGCTTGGTTGTCGATACAGATAAACCGCGTTTTCTCTCCCTCAAAATCCTCCCGCTTGTGATAGTTGCCTTTCGACCGATCAAAGGCCGCGTCTTGGTCGGAGTCGATAGGAGATTCATCCCAAGCCATCGCCCTCCGTTTCTGAATGTAGTCCTTCAGGGGCTCCATTGCTCCACGCTTTGCCGCGTAACTTGCGCGGATCTTCTCCATCAATAGCTTTGGCAATGGGAAATAATGCACTGATACCGCCTCCATGTGGAACGATCTGTGATCTTCTGGCGCGTTCGGATTCGTAGAGATGTATCTGCCTAGTTGCGATTGATCTTTTCTTGAAGCCTCATCGGTCGGCCAGTCCATTCCGCAATGCTCGCAATTATATCGGACGGTGGGCAGGATTTTAGACCAGTTGTAATCCCCGTTCTCGTCGCAGGTATCCTTATCAATTTTTGATCTAAGCCTATCCTTGTGATCGCTCATCGTTTGAAACTGATTACAATAAGGGCACGGCACTTGCCATACGTCGCATGAACCTGCATTAAAAGAATCGTCCGACTCATCGCCTAGAACGCTGCCAGTCGATAGGGTCAGGATCTTGTAATCTTTCACCCCTTCAACTCGCTTCTCGAAAGCCGTCATCATCCCAGGTCCGTAAAGGTGCGGCTCCTCCATCGTCAACCACTTCACCCGCTTCGACTGGGCCGCCGAAAGATTTGCCCCCACCGCGTAAAGGCTCATGTGCGGGGCCGCGATCTTCATCCCACGCTTCTTGTTCCGATCAACAGGCATCCGTTTCGCGAGGAATTCGTTCGCCTCGATCATCGGGTAAATGCGATCCTCCATCGCGTCTTTTGCGTCATCATCCGTTTGCCATACGTAGTAATACAATCCCGGATCTTCCGCTAGGCAATGGGCAATCTGGATCTCCCCGATAAGCGACTTCGCTGCTCCCGCTGGCATCCTCACATCGACGCGCCGAATCTTTGGATCTGATAACGCTCTAAGCGTCTCAATCAGCCAAGGCGATTCGCTTGCAATGTAAATCGGATACCGAACTGAATACGGGATTTTCAATTTCCCATCCGACCACTCCATAATATCGCCCTGGAACGGTGTCTGCACAATCCCGTCGAACGTCTCGCGGAGGTATTCGGTATCGGTCATTTGATTTTCGCCTTCACCCTCGCCACAAAAACGGGGAATATCGACTTGTCCATCAGGTCTTTCGCCTCCGCCTCAATGATCGCCCAAAGGCGCGCCCATTCCTCCTTGACCAGCTCCTTCGACACGAACTCGTCCTTCGTCACCGCCAGCTTGTGCCGGTCGGATTGAATCCCGATGTCCAACCGATTGACCACCCGGATCAGCTTCCTCCTCTCCAACTCCTCCTTGTCCGCGTCATCAAGGGACTCCCCTCCCCCACTCGCGGGCTCCGGGGGATTCGCCGTAAGCCAAGCCGTCAGCCCGTCGAGATAAACTTTCTGCCCCACGAACGCCTTGCACCCCCCCGTCCGCGCCCGCCTAATCTCGCTGATCGGCAAGCCCCACGCCAACGCCCCAGCTTTCATCGAGGTCGCAACATGCGGCAGCTCATCCCCGATTTTCTTCCTCGGACGAGGAGGCGGAGGAATCGGGCTCTTCCTTTTTGTGGGATTTTCTTTCATCGCTTGGGGTTTTCTTTCATCGCTCGGGATATTTGGGATCGTGGGGGAGGTGTCCCGCAGGAATTGTAAGCAACGGAACCAAACT